GTGAAAGGAGGTGACAAGTGAGTAGCTATCACGAAATCTGCCCAAAATGCGAGGATGAAACAATCACGCATGGGTGGAGTCCTGTGAAATGTCCGTTTTGCGAGCTTGAAGAACTCCAAAAATGGAAAACTGAAACCCTTGAGGTTGAATCACAGTGGTGCGTGCAAGCAGTTGGCGGTGCTATTGGGCTCACCTTAGGCGAGCGCATTCGCCCTGCGATACTCCCATACATCAGGAATCTGCAAGATGAGCTTGCCGAGGCAGATCAGAAATGGGAGCGCCGTTTGATTGCGGCTCTCGGTGGACACGCTGACAGCAAGCTCTGGGGCGATGATGGGCTTATCGCGGCGACTTGGCGATGCGTCGAGGGTTATGAGAAGATGGAGAAGGAGCTTGCCGAAGCTAAAGCCTACGAGGAAAGTCGCTTGAAATCTACGCAGTTCAATTTTCAGCGTTACCAAGAAGCGGCAAAGCAACGCGACACGCTGGCGGAGGCCTTGCTACCATTACTCGCTATGACTGTTGCAATGCTTAAAAATGACACCAAAACATTACACTCTGAAATCACAATCACAGACAAAAAAACAGGAAATCAAACCAGCATGAAAGCTATTGAGGTGATTGAAAATGCGGACGCTGCTTATCGTTCCTTGAAAGGAGGTTCTGATGAGTAACACTTTCCAAGCGATCTTAAACGAAGCGGCCCGACTGCCAGGGAAGGAGTTCTCGAAAAAAATTCGCGAAAAAATCACCGACAAGCAGGTCACCATGCGTGACATGCTGCTGCTGTGGAATCTCTACAATGGCCAGCGAGTGCATGGCAATGATGATACGATCAAACGCTCCAGACTGCGTAAAGCTGGGTTCATGGATAAGACCATTGATCCGTCTGGAAAGCGCGAATCAAACAATAAGCCGAGCGTGATTTATTCGATTACTCCAGAAGGCGAAAAGGCGATCAAGCGCATGATTGAGGTCATCAAGGCAATTCAAAACCGCATCGAATCGAAATGATCACCCTAAGAGACTACCAAGAAACACTCGTCGATGCCGTGCGTGATTCTTTCCGCGCTGGCAAGAAATCACCCCTTGTTGTTTCGCCGACTGGATCCGGGAAGACAGTGCTTTTCGCCTACATCTCCGACCGCACTGCCGCAAAGGGCAATAAAGTTCTCATCCTTGTCCATCGTCAAGAGTTGGTCGACCAGACCGTGAAGACACTGCGAGCATTTGGAGTCGATCACGGCGTTATTGCTGCCGGACGAACTCCTGAGAGATGGCGATCGGTTCAGGTGGCAAGCGTTCAAACTCTCGTTCGTCGGCTCGATGATTTTCGGCCTGACCTGATTGTTATAGACGAGGCGCATCACGGTACTGCTGGGAGTTGGCGCAAAGTGATCGATCACAATCCACAAGCGCGCGTTTTAGGGGTCACAGCAACTCCAGAAAGGCTAGACGGCAAAGGACTTGGCGAGGTGTTCGACGATCTTCTGCGCGGCCCTGAGGTCTCATGGTTGATCGACAACGGGCATCTCAGCCGACCGAAATACTACGCGCCGCCGCAGGTTGCAGACATCGCGAACGTCCACATCCAAGCGGGGGATTTTAACAAGAAGGAGCTTGCCGACGTGATGGATAAGAAAAGCATCACAGGCGACGCTGTCGAGCATTACAGCAGGATTTGCCCCAATCAACCCGCCGTCGCCTTCTGTGCATCCGTAGCACATGCGCAACACGTCGCAGAACAGTTCACCGCCGCTGGGTTCGCTGCGTCGACGATCGACGGCAAGATGGACAAAGATCACCGGCGTGAAGTCGTGAAAATGCTGGGTGACGGGCGCTTGAAGGTACTGACCTCATGCGAGATTATCAATGAGGGATTCGATTTGCCTATTGTGTCCGCCGCGATCCTTCTTCGTCCAACCATGTCGCTGGGCTTGCATTTGCAGCAGATCGGGCGGGTTTTGCGTGTGTCCGAGGGCAAGAAAAACGCGTTCATTCTGGATCATGTCGGGAACCTCGCTCGCCATGGATTTGCAGAGGACGTTCGCGATTGGAGTCTGGAAGGGCGGAAGAAGGGCAAGAAATCGAAAGACGACGAGCCATCGGTGAATGTTCGTCAATGTCCATCCTGCTATGCTTGTCACCCACCCGAGCCGAAATGCCCTGAGTGTGGGCATGTCTATGAGATCAAGGCGCGGGAGATTGAGGTGGTTGAGGGAACGCTTGAAGAAGTCGACGTTGAGGCCATGCGACGCGCGAAGAAGATTGAGCAAGGGCGAGCGGAGACGCTTGAGGACTTGATCAAGGTCGGTGTGGCTAGGGGGTATAAAAATCCGAAGGCTTGGGCGATTCATGTTTTCAATGCGCGCCAAGGGAAGCATTCTGGAAATCGATCGGAGCAATGAGCGAGGAAAAGAAATGGAAGCGTGGCGACATTGGGCCTGATGGGAGGGTGTTTTGGAAGTATGATAAAAGGCTCGCAAATGTGGAACAGTGGGTTGACATTGATAGATTTCGACAGCTTCTACAGAAGAGGAAAGAAATAGACTGTCGCTATCGCCAAAAAAATCACGGTAAGGTGACGCAAACAAAACGCCGTTATCGCCAAGAGAATCGCGAGAAGGTAAAGCATGGCGACCTTCGCTATAAGCAAGAAAATCGCGAAAAGGTATTGCAAAACGCACGTATCCATTACCAAGAAAATCGCGAGAAGATAACAGCAGGATTGCGTCGCATAGGCTTAAAAAAAACACTACAAAAAGCATCTCCAAAAACTCTGCAAGAATTTTATAATTCACTTTCTAAGCCGTATCATACCCTCGCCGCAATCCTCTCCCTAACCCCCGACGAAGGCCAGACACTAGCAGAACTCATTCACGAGCTGAGCGGATACCCGATGGGACTTTGCGAGCAAATCGCCAATCCACCCGAGCCAGAACCAGAGCCAACCCCAGAACCCAAACCACCACCCGTAATCCTACCAGACCTATTCTGATGAACGAACAATCCATCCAACAAAACATTCGGCTCGCTTTGTCCAAGACGGGCGCGCGGATCTTCAGGAACAACACCGGTGCCATAAAAGACGCGCAAGGCCGACTCGTTCGCTTCGGACTCTGCAAAGGCTCATCCGACCTCATTGGCTGGACACCCGTGACAATCACCGCTGACATGGTGGGGCAGACCAAAGCGATTTTCACAGCGATAGAAGTCAAAACACCCACAGGACGCGCAACTGATGAGCAGATCAACTTCCTGCAACGGCTCTCTGCTGACGGCGGCATCGGGGGTATCGCTCGCTCGCCTGATGATGCGGTGGGAATTATCTCGACACACGCCCCATAACTCTCCAACTCTCAACCAACCAACCAATGATCGACAAATCGAAACTCCACAACATCAAATTTCAAGGCACCAAAATCATCGCGCAATGCCCAGCGTGTGCGGAATCAGGGGCTGATAAAAACTCGAACCATCTTTTTATTAACGAAGACGGGAAATTTGGATGCGTTCTCCACCAAGGCGCGGAAGGCACCGACCACCGCAAACGCATTTTTGAACTGGTCGGCGTCGCTGAAGCCACCCAACCCAAAAAACGCACCTACACCGCGCAACCACACGCACCGACGAATCAACCTCTTCCCGACCTGCGCCATTACAAGCACGGTCGACCGTCGAAACACTGGATCTACCGCACCAACGAAGGCGACATCGCTGGCATCGTTTGCCGCTTCGACCTCTCGAACGGCAAAAAAGAAACTCTCCCGATGACGTGGTGCAAGGACGATGACGGCAACCTGGGCTGGGAGTGGAAGGCGATGCGTGAACCTCGCCCGCTCTACAACCTGCCAATCACGTCCGACATCGTGGTCGTGGTCGAGGGCGAAAAATGCGCTGAGGCTGTGATCCAAGCTGGCTATCATGCCGTCACTTGGTCGGGCGGGTGCGCTGCCATCTCGAAATCAGATTTCTCACCGCTCTATGGCAAACACGTCGTTCTTTGGCCTGACAATGACGAACCTGGTATCAAGGCAATGAAGATTCTTCGCGACATGCTCACACACAAAGCCGCGTCAATCAAGACCATCACGCTGCCAGATGATCAACCGCAGGGATGGGACGCAGCCGACACTGACGCAGATGAGATTTCGCGCCTGATCTCGACTGCCGAGGAACCCGCCAAACCCGCGCCCAAGGAAACTCACCCCGACCGATTGCTCGACCTCCCTTTCCGACTCCTGGGCATGGACGACGGGGTCATGCGATACATGCCTGACAACGGGCAGCATGTTGTTTCGCTCTCGCCTGCGTCGCATAGCAAACTCAACCTCATGCAGCTCGCCCCGCTGAATGTTTGGGAGATGACTTTCCCCGGGCGCAACGGTGTTGACTGGGACGCGGCTTGCAATGCCATGATTCAGTTTTCGCAGTCGCTTCCAAAGTTTGATCCGCGCTTGATCCGTGGTCGTGGATGCTGGATCGATGGCGACGATGTTGTTTATCATGCCGGCGACAAACTCGCTGTCGGTGGGCAGACTTTACCGATACCGCGCTACAACTCGACGGAGCGAGCGATTTACGAGTCGGGGCTATCAATTCCCATCACGACGGCAAACCCTGCCAAAAACGCCAATTCTGCGCAATTGATCACGCTTTGCGAGTTGCTTTCTTTTGAGCAGCCGCTTTTTGGCAAACTCCTCGCTGGCTGGATTGCGCTCGCTCCGATTTGTGGCGCGATGCAGTGGAGACCTCACATTTGGGTCACGGGTGCGTCGGGATCAGGCAAGACGTGGATCATGGGCAACATCATCAAGCCATTGGTCGGAAATTCCGCGGTCTTCGTTCAAGGCAACACGTCCGAAGCTGGGATCAGGGGACAACTGGGATCGGACGCTTTGCCGGTCATGTTTGACGAGGCTGAGGCGGAAAACCTTCGCTCGCAAACTCGCATGGAAGGCGTTCTTGAACTCGCTCGGCAATCATCGGCTGAGTCAGGCGCTGGGATCGTGAAAGGAACCCAGAGCGGCGGGTCGATCACCTACATGGTGCGCTCGATGTTCTGTTTTGCCAGCATCGGTGTTGCCGCGGTGAAGAAAGCCGACACCAGCAGGATTACCGTGCTCGGTCTACGGAAATCCGACGACACCGAGCAGTTCGCGCGCGTCAAGCAGCTCTGGAAAACCACCGTCGCAAACTCGGACTTCTGCGCATCGATCCGCGCTCGCTCGATCGCCAACGCTAAGACGATTCGTCACAACGCTGAGATTTTCTCAGCCGCAGCCGTCGCTCACACAGGCGACAAACGCTCAGCTGACCAGATCGGCACGCTTCTCGCTGGGGCTTTCTCGCTGACCTCGACGAAGACCATCACCGAGCACGCCGCACAGGAATGGCTATCCAAGCAGGATTGGACGGGATTCAAGGTCGACGCGGTCGACGCAGACGAGAATCAATGCGTTTCCCATCTGTTTTCCTCGCTCATTCGGGTGGATAAACAGTATGGGACAGAGCAAATCACCATCGACGAGGCCGTTCAAGCGATCAAAAAGGGCTACATGGCCGACGCTGAAACGCTCGCTTTGTTGCGCATCGGGATCAAAATTGAAGGGGAAACTCTCGCAATCGCGAACAATCACCAAGGATTGGAGCGCTGTTTTGCCAATACTCCATGGGCTGGAGCCAAGTGGAAGGGGCAATTGCTCAGAGTTTCGGGCGCTTTTGCGAGTGGAAAAGCCATTAGATTCGGTCAGAATGTGGTGCAAAGAGCCGTTTTTCTGCCTTTGTGACGATTTTCTAACAGCCGCAACGCTTGATTTCATCATGCCGAGTGCGCTGGAACCATTGAAGTACCCAAGTTTTTACCCGTTATTACCGATTTCGCCCTAGAGCCGCAAAGCCTAGGGCGTTTTTGTAATTTGTAACGTCCTGACAACACAGACTATAATAAATAAAATTATCTCCCCCCCTCCTTTTTATTATATCTATGTACTAGTATATGTTACTAAAGAGAGGAAATCGGCTAAAGCCTTTGCGGCTGTAAGGAAATTTTTTGTAACGGGTGCCGTTGCATCTCATTACAAGTCATTACAAATAGGCGCAATCGTTGAATCTACAAGGAAAACACGCTGTCACGGGCCTAGCTCATAATAATTACCGCAACAAAACACTTGCAATTGCAAAAAAAATGCATTAAGCCCGATGCATGACCGCAAACAAAAAGCGTAAGGCAGGTGGGTGGGCAAAGGAAAAGATAGGTAAACGCATCAAATCGCGTCAGTTCCTCTCGCGTGTTGAAATGGCGTCGGCACTCAAGACGTTCCTTGAAACGCGCTCTGAGGGCAAATCTGGGCTAATTGCCGATACCCCCGCTAAGGAATCTCTTAAAATTTGCAAAAAATCGATCGGGCTGCGTCGCACGATGAACATTAATGCATAAAATTTGCAACAAGGATTAACTAATGGCAAAAAAATTGCAAAAGCAACTAAGTTGCACGGCAGCACATTTGGCCGAAATGTTCGGTCTAAGCGTGCCGAGGGTGTCGCAAATGATCGCTGAGGGCATCGTGGTCAAGGTTGAGACAGGCAAATACGACTGCATCGCGAGCGTTCAAAACTACTTGGACAAGTTGCGCAGGAAAAAACCTGACAAGATCCAAGATCCAGACACAAGCGGCGTTCCAGACATCGACACATCGAAAGCGCGCAAAGAAGCGGCATTGGCTGAGAAGGAAGAATTGCGATTGGCTGAGATGAAACTGGAAGTCGTGCCAATCTCCGAGGTTGAGCAGCGAGAAGCACGCATCGGCGCGGCAGTTCGAGCAGCAATCACAAAACAAAGGTCCGAGTTGCCACCGATTTTGGAGGGGCTGACAGCAAATCAAATTGCGTCAATTATCGATGAGCGCAACCGGGCGTTGTTGGACGAACTTGCAGACATGCAAAGCGAGTTCTGGGAAAGACGCGAAAAACTCAAAGCAGCGGCAACCAATGAGTGAGGCATTTTGCAGATCCGTGCGACCACCGACCGATTTGCAGGTTGCGGATTGGTGCGCAGAAAACGTGTTTATCGTCGGGTCGGAGCGCGCAACGAAATTCGACATCGGGCAATTCCCTTGGTGGCGATTTCCCATGGAATTGATCCGTAATCATGAGGTCCAAGAGGTTTTTTGCGTAATGCCGACTGGATCAGGTAAGTCGACAATGGCAGAGGCGCTTTTCTGCTACATCACGAGCGAGGAACCCGGCAACCTGCTCTACGCATCGCAGGCGAACGACAAAGCGAAGTTCTGGGCTGAGTCTCGATTGCTGCCAGCATTGCGAAAATGCCGATCGCTTGAATCGCTATGGCCAGAGGACCGACACAGCAGCAGGAAGACGGAAATCATCTGGCCGCACATGGCCATGCAGTTTGTCGGAGCCAATTTGACAAACTTTCAAGAATGCTCGGTGCGGTTCAACTACGGCGATGAATTTTGGCGATGGGATGATGGGTTAATCAAGGAAATGCTCAATCGACATCACGAGCGCTGGAATCGAAAAGCGTATTTTGTGAGTCAGGGTGGATTTGTTGGCAGTGAGGGGCATCGAAAATGCTTGGAGTCGACAGAATACGTTTACCGCTGGACATGTCGCGAGTGCGGGAATTTCCATGATTGGGACATGGCAAACCTGAAATACGATGTCGTCATCAAAGATGGACACATCGACCGCGTGTCGACAATGGAAACAGCGCGCATTGAATGTCCGACATGCGGCGCGAGGCACGAGGACAAAATTCAAGATCGTCGTTCGCTATGTGACGCGAGCGAGTTTATTTTGGAAAAAATAGGCAACAACCCGAAACAGGTTTATTTGCACGGTGTCACCAGGTTGACGATGTGGTGGGTGGGTTACGGCGAAGTTGTCGGCCGCATCTTGGATGCAAAAGCAGCCTTAGGAAAGGGCATAATTGATCCATGGCGGCAATTGCACCAAAAGGATTTTGCCTTGTTCTGGGATGATAATTTCGTGCAAGAGAAAAAGGAAATTGCAATTGGCGATCATCGAAAAGAATTGCTGTCAATTGACTTGGTTGACGACGAAAAATGCAGGATCATGACGGTGGACTGCGGAAAAAATCATTTCTGGCATGTTTTGGCAGCATGGACAAACGACGGAAAATGCAGGATTCTCAGCGAAGGTTACGTTGATAGCGAAGCAAAACTGAAAAGCATTGCTGACCAAGCTGGCTGCAAATCGGTTTACGTCGATGTTGGATGGGACAACGAAAACAAAGACGTTTTGTCGATGATCGACCGCAACAGCTGGATCGGCATACGAGGCAGCGACAAGATGGAGTTTTCGCATCGATCCAAAGAGGGAAAGGCGATTGCCAAGCCTTATTCGCCATACGGCAGGGTTATGACAAAGGAAAAGCGCATCGTGCAATACTTTTTTGTTTCGTCCAAGAAATTCAAGGATGATGCTGACGGTTTGCTGAATGCTGGGCAAATCGAATTGCCGGTCGATGTATCGAACAATTTCAGATCCCATTTGCAAGCCGAGGTGCGCACTATCACGAAAGACAGCAAGGGCAACGAAACGCATTTTTGGAAGCAGATCAACAGGAACAACCACCTTTGGGACTGTCTCTACTACAACGTCGCAGTCGCTTACATCAAAGGCGTGTTTCGTGAGTAAAATTTCTGCTTGACGTAAGTCGTTTTAATCGAAAATGGCTAAATGAATTTGGTGGAGTTAGCAAAAACAATCGCCAAGGCGACGCGCAATAATGCCGCCGCTATGCAAGCGATTCGTAGTGAATACGCCACAATCGGCTTAGAGATCGCCACAAATGCCGATGCTGGGCGCGAAATTACTAGCGCAACGGTGAACGGGCAGAGTTTTTCCGCAAGCACGACGATGAGCAAGATCGATCGCGCCAAAATGCTCGAACGAGTCATTTGGTTTTACGATAACGGCATTCCATCCCTCCGCAGAACCCGCGCCATTTTCTACCAATGATTGTTGACCAATACGGATCCCCAGTGAAATTTGCTCACGCCGCAACGCGTGACATTTATCGTTCGCCACAGTATCGAAATGTCGATGGCGACATTGATCGCTTGATCCCAATGCATGATCGACGCACTCTGGCATCATTGTCGCGCCGTCTTTACGCCAATATGGGTGTGCCGCGTGCTGCAATCAATCAGAAAGCCGATTACAGCGTTGGCGAGGCATGGCTTCCGACCTACACAGGCACCGCAGACCGCGAGGCAGGATTGGCAGCAACGTCATACATGCAGAACGTGCTTTACCCGAACAGCGACATTCGCGGAGGGATGTATGATTGGCAGACGCAGTTGCGCTTGACCAGTGTTGCAATCGACCGTGATGGCGGTGAGTTTATACTGAAAACGCGCGACAGCTCTGGCACGTTCCCGCAATTCCAAGCTATTCCGTATCATCAAGTCTGGTCGAAAGATTGCGTCGACAACAAGCCGCTGGAGAAAGGCGAATACAAAGGGCTTCTAATCCGTGACGGCATCATTTACAACGATGCTGGTCGCCAAGTCGCTTACCGTGTCAGCACGGGAGAAAATCCAGAAGATTACAAAGACATTCCATCATGGCAAATCATTCACGCCATGAACCCAGAATGGCAAGAGCAAGGACGCGGTTTGCCATCGTTCACGCACGCTCTGGAAGACCTCAAACATTGCTTGCAATCGACTGAATACGAGCGCATCCGTCAAATGATCGTTTCATCAATTGGATTGATCGAACACAACGAGAATGGCTCACCTGATTTTGACGATCCTGCAAACGAACGGCTTTGCGGCATCGATGAAGGCGGCGTAATGGTCGAGCGCATTGGTCCGGGGATGAATCGCTACTTCACCGCAGGCACTGGCAGCAAGCTGGAAATGGTGAAGCATGAAAACCCGGGTGAGATTTGGGAAAATTTTCAAGACCGCATGATCCGCATGAGCTTGATCGGCATTGGCTGGTCCTACTCGATGACATGGAAGCCAGCTGGTCAAGGTACAGCAGAGCGAGCCGAGGTTGAGCGCGCACGACGGGCAATTTCCGCACGTCAAAAGATTTTGAAATACGTCGCAAAGCAGAAACTGATTTACGCATACAGCGTTTTGCGCGAATCCGGCTTGATTGGTGAGGTCGCAGCGCCGTTCTCATGGTCGTTTACCATGCCTCCACGCTTGTCAATTGACGACGGTCGCGAAGCGCAAATGATGCGCGAAGGCTACAAGCTCGGCAGTATCAATATGGGAGATATCCAAGAAGCTCAAGGCACGACGCTGGAAGAACATTACCGCGAACGGGCCGAGGAGATCGCTTTGCGCAAAGTTATCGCGAATGAAGTTTCCGCTCGCTACGGCGTGCCAATTGAAGACCGCGAAATGTGCATGTTGACACCAAACGAGCCGGCACAACCTCAAACACAAGAACAAACAACTCAATCAAATGAATAATCAAATCGCAAACTACCTAGCAACGCAGCGCATTTTCGCATGTGAAGCGAGCCAGATCCGCGCCGTCGTGAATGCAAGCGTTTACGATGATGTCGAGATCGATGACTTCTACACCCTGCGACCAGACGCGTCGATCGACGAAGGCATTGGTCACGTCCATGTGCAAGGCATGTTGATGAACGGCGCGCCGAAGATTTACGAAAAGCTTGGCATGGTCACGAGCTACGACACAATCAAGGCGGAGATCGAGGGCGCTTTGATGGCTGGCGCTGGCGCAATCGTGCTTCATATCAACTCAGGCGGCGGAAGCGTGAATGGCGCAATTGAGCTTTCCCGCTACGTAGCGAGCTTGCCAGTTGAAACGGTGGCAATGGTCACTTCATGCGCATGTTCCGCCGCATACATGCTTGCATCTGCAACAAATCGCATCGTCGCAACCGAGACAGCGATGATTGGCAACATCGGGGTGATTTTGTCATGGTATGACTACACCGAGTTCATGCGTGATATGGGCATTGAAGCCAAAGCAATCACCAACGATGGCGCAACGCTGAAATCGACATTCCACACCGAGCCAAATGCCGAGCAGCTGGCATTTTTGCAAGAGTCAGTGAACGAGACTGGCGAAAAATTCAAAGCGTTTGTGATGGCTCAGCGACCAGAGATCGACGCAGAGGTTTTCCGCGCGGGCTGGTATTCTGGCGAGCGCGCATTGGCTTTGGGATTGGCAGATGAAATTTCCCAAAAATAGTTCTTGACCTAAACAAAATTGATCGAAAATCGACACAAATGAGCTTGACCTTATTCGCTAACAAAAAAGACCTTGAAGCGGCACAATCCAAAATTGAATCGCTAGAAGGTGAAGTGTCCGAACTGCAAGCATCTTTGCAAATCGCACAAACGGAAGCAAGCGCACACGCTGAAACAATTGCCAGTTTGCAAGCGCAAGTCGCTGAGATTTCAGCCGAGCGCGACGAGTGCAAAGCATCTGCCGAAATCGCAAATGGCGAGATCGAAGCGCTGCAAGCAAAGCTCACCGAAGCAGAAGCATCTGCTGAATCTAAAGCTGTTGCGCTTGTAGCACAAAGCGGTGCCGAGGCCCCTTTGCCAATCGAAGGCAACGCAAGCAAAACGCTTCGCGAGCAATACGAATCCATTTCCAACCCATCCGAGCGCGCTGAATTCCGCGCGAAACACTGGGACCAACTCATCAAGAAAGACTAATCTCAACTACTAATACACAATCATGGCTAATACATTTGACTCCGCCTTGGTGACCGACGTCCTCCGCGACAGCGTGATCACCGTCCTCCAATCGCGCTTGGCTCCCCTGAGCGCCTTCACGAAAGATTTT